AGAAAAACTCTTAGACAAATTTACGCACAGGCTGAAAGATTGAGCGAGGCGAATTGGCGGAGAAAGAATACTTGGGAAACAAGTGCATTGAGCCGTAGAGCCAAGCAGTCAAGAGACAGGCTTATTGCGAGGGCGGAAAGTCGTGCAGTTCAGCAACACGGATATGGTGCAGTAGCAGGATAACAATTAAACAGAGACAAGTCAGATGGATAACAAATACTTTACATCAGAGAGCGTGGAACTGCTACGCTCTCAAATAAAACTTCACGAGCAGAACCCTCGTACTATTCCCGAAGAGAACCGCAAGGCTCTCAAACGTGGTATAAAGAAGTTCGGAATGGTCGGAGGCATCGTGGTGAACAAACGGACAGGATATACACTTGTAAGCGGACATCAACGCCTTTCGGTAATGGACGAACTTCAAAAGTACAATGCCGAGACAAAGGATAATAACTATCCTATCCGAGTGGACTTGATAGATATTGAGGAGAAAGAAGAGAAGGAACTTCTTATCTTGCTCAACAACCCATCAGCACAAGGAGAGTGGGATTACGACACACTCCGTGAGCTTATTCCCGATATCGACTACAAAGATGCAGGACTGACCGAGCAAGACCTCGATATTATCGGTGTGGACTTTCATTTTCAAACAGAAGAAGAAAGCACCATTGCCGATGAACTCGATACACTCATGGAGCCAGTAAGAGAGGAACGGCAAGCAGAAGTAGCACAACGTCAAGCCGAGAGAGCGGAAAAGGTTGCTCATATGAAGCAAGTAAAAGAAGAAGTGAAACAAGCTGCTACAAAGGCAGCTGCTAATATGGAGGCTTATCTTATGCTATCATTCGACAATTGGGACGCAAAAGCAGAGTTCTGTGAGAAGTTCGGATTTGACCCTGATGAGAAGTTCCTCAAAGGTGAAGTATTCTCTGAAAAGATAGAAACACTTTTAACTGAATAATGGGTGAAGGTATATTGATATATGGTTTAAACGGTAGCAAGCGGAGATACACAAGAGACCTACAAGGATTTGCAGATAAAGTTCTTGCAAGCGGAAGAGTAAGGAAGTCTGTGTATATTTTCGGAAAAACCAACAAGGCGTATCTGAATGATTTATTCAAAAAAGGAATTATCGTAAAGTCTGAACTCGCTGCCATTACAGATAAAACCATATTGAAATATCGTAATCACCCAAAGAAACAGAAAGGGGCAACGGTAAATACACATAGATTTAGAATGGTTGAATCAGCGGTAAAGAAACCGAAAAATGTCTATATAGACAGAAACAGAAGCCGCCTAATCTATGTATCAAGCGTGAAATATTCTAAAGGCAAAGTATTGAAAGTTGTAATAGAACCTAATCAGAAGATAGGTAAACGATATTACAATCAAGTAGTTTCTATTGGAGTAGTAGATAAAAACAAAATGAACGCATCACAATATACAAAAATAAAATAGGGGCAATTAAGCCCCTAAGTAGATTGGCGAAGGAGTTGAACCTTGCAATATGCAGCCTTTCGGGTGCCTCGCTACCGATGCGACCATCAATCTATATTGCAAAGGTAAAGAGAATATTCGATAAAAGCAAATTATAATCGTTAAAAGATATGGCAAAACCAAAACACGACTACGATAGTGAAGATTTCTACAAGCGCATAGAAGGTCTTGCAATGAATGGATACACGGATAGTGAGATTGCGAATGAACTCAACCTATCCGATGATGTATTTGGGTCTATGAAGAATGGTAACTATCAATGTTGGAACGATGAGGAAAACAAGCGCAGAGGGGCTGAAATTAATAGGGTCTTAGCACATGGACGGACAAGAATTGTTGCTTTGCTTCGTGGTACATACATCAAGGGCGCGATTGGTGGGAAGAAGACAAAATCGAGGATAGTTAAGTTCGTGCAAGATAAGTGCGAATGTATGGGAGCAGATAAGAAATGCCCCTATTGCGGTGGCACAGGCTGGGTAACTCTGACGGATAAAGCAGTGGTGCAAGAGTCCGAAATGGAGTTACCTCCTAATATGCAGGCTATCGCAACCCTACTCTATCACCACGACCCGACATGGCGCAAGATGGAGAACAAACAGACCGATGAAGATGACTTGTACTCCGAGAATGGTATCGACATTGATAAATGGATGACCGATAACACAAATGAATAGAATAAATCCTCAGCAGATATATGCTCCGTTGTACCATAACAAGGATAAGTTCATCATTCTTGTTACAGGTGGTAGAGGAAGTGGAAAGTCTTTCAATGTTTCCACTTTCATTGAGCGTCTGTTGTTTGAGGTAAAACATCCTACTCCTGCAAAGCGAATAGTCCACCAGATACTATATACTCGTTACACAATGGTGTCTGCTGGAATGTCTGTTATCCCTGAGTTCATGGAGAAAGTGGAGCTTGATGGAAACTCGAAATGGTACACCCACACCAAGACGGATGTAAAGAACCTCCGCAGTGGTGGTGCAGTCATGTTTAGAGGTATCAAGACAAGTTCGGGAAACCAAACCGCAAAGCTGAAATCTATTCACGGCGTTACAACCTTTGTAGTAGACGAGGCAGAGGAGTGGGTATCAGAGAGAGAGTTTGAAACAATTATGCTCTCTATTCGTCAGAAAGGAATACAGAACCGAATCATTATCGTTATGAACCCTACGGACAATAACCATTGGGTTTATAAGCGGTTTATAGAGAATACCCATAAGGAGGTGATGTATGATGGTGTTCCTGTTCAGATTAGCACACATCCGAATGTACTACATATCCATACTACATACTTAGACAACGCTGAGAACCTTTCCCATGAGTTCATTAAGGAGGTTGAGGATATGAAAGCTAACAACCCCGAAAAATACGCGCATACCGTCATGGGTAGATGGGCAGACGTTGCGGAAGGTGCAGTATTTAAGAAAATCGGAGTTATTAAGGAGTTTCCGAAATGGTGCAAAAAGGTTGCTATCGGTGATGACTTTGGTTTTACCCATGACCCGAGCGCAGGAATATTATGTGGTATCATTGATAATGACTTGTATCTTGATGAACTCTTCTACCGTACGGGTATGTTGTCATCTGATATTGTAAAGGAACTCAAACGCTTTGGCGGATTAAAGGTGTTCTCAGAGAGTGCAGACCCTCGCCTGATACAAGAGATACATAACGCAGGTATAAAGATTTACCCCGTAGATAAGAGTGGCAACTCTATCATAGCAGGAATAG